AGACGGTAAAATCGAAGAGCCAACAATGTACAGTATTAAAGGTGGTGGTGAGTGGTACGATGCTAGTTATCACGGTATATTAGTTCACAGAGATTATGAGGCTAAAACTGTTAAAGCTAAAGTTTTAAAAGTTAAGTTTCAAAACCTTGGTGAAAATCAAGCCGAAGCACATTTCAAGTGGGAACCGAGATCCGGTTGCTTTATACCAAATGAACCTGTAATAAATAGCGATAATGCCAGCTTACCGTGGGAATAAAAAGAAAGGATCTGGTATGGGACAATACATACCAACTAAAGAAGAATGGATAGCTTGTCGTTGGTGTATACGAAACAACATTAAGATATCACCTTGGGCTAGAGATCAGTCTACATGGTATGTTAGTATTATTATCAACAACGGTAAGAATAACGTTAGTAAAGAGTTCTTTGAGCGAATAGAAATATGGAAAAAGATTCAAGAATATTATATGTATTATTACAAAAAACACAATAAAGATGAACAAAAGATATAACAATGCAAACGAAGCTTACGAAGCTTTATTACACGACGCGATAACGTTAGGTGTAGACTTTGGTGACACTAAAGCTTTGTTTAATTGTGGTTTTTATATAGACAACCCTATAAAGAATCACATAACAAACGCTGAGCGTGACTGGAGCCCTAAATATGCAGCGGCAGAATGGGCTTGGTATTTATCTGGCGACCCTAGTATTAACAAACTAGGAAAACTTTATGGTAAAATACCTCCTATATGGAAACGTATGGCTGATCCAAGTGGTAATGTGAATTCTAATTATGGTTATCAATGGAAACGTAACGATCAAATTGGTTACGTAGTTGATTTACTTAGAAACAACAAAGACACTAGACAGGCTTGTATTTCTATATACGATGGTAAAGAGCATGATAAGTTTGCCACTGATACACCTTGTACCTATGCAGTACAGTTTACAATAATTAATAACAAACTATGTATGTCTGTTTATATGCGTTCTAATGACATCTGGTACGGCTTTTGTAACGATCAGTATCAATTTTCAATGTTACAGCAGATGGTTGCAGATATGCTGCATATAAACGTCGGGTGGTACTATCATCATGCCCACAACATGCATTTATATAACAACAAACTATGATATATTATATTTATCACATACCGGGTAAAAAGATCGGTGTAACCTGTGATCTTAATAACCGGGTTACAAAACAACAAGGCTATAACTCTAATGAGTATGACATACTAGATCAGTCGGAAGATATAGATTATATATCAAACAGAGAGATAGCGTTACAAAAAGTCTACGGTTACAAAGTAGATAGAAAATTATATAAAAATTTAAAACCAATAACCAATATGAAAATAAATGTCACTGAACAAACGACAACGTTTCCATGTCCTGTGAATAAGTTAAAAGGACAACTAATGGATAACATCGGTATGAGTTGGAAGACCGAGCATGGAGAGCTAAACGTTACAACACAAACAATAAAGTGGATTATGAAAAACGTAAAAACATCTATGTATAACGACAACAGGTGTTACGTATACAATAAAGCTTTTGCTAGGCTTTACGATAACAATAACATGCACGAAACAATAACTGGAGGCTTGGCGCCTACAGGTCCAAGATCAATGGACAAAAAACCAGTTATGCTAGACAAAGGAACAATCTTTGATAAAATAAGAGAATGGGCTTTAGTTAGAGATTTATACGAGCAAGGTGATTCAAACACTCAATATGTTAAGTTTCAAGAAGAAGCTGGCGAGTTAGCTAAAGCATTATTAAAGCGAGACAAACCTGAGGTTGAAGACGCTATTGGCGATATAGTTGTTGTGTTAACAAACCTAGCTTATTTAGAAGGTTTTACAATAGAACAATGTATTGAGTCAGCTTACAACGTTATAAGTAAAAGAACTGGTAAAATGTCTAACGGAACTTTTGTGAAAGATGAATAAAAGAACTATATTATTTAGAGACCCAGTAGTAGAACGTGTAGTAGATAAATTTGTCAGCAGGTCTGACGTGGGTTTTAAGAAGTACGGAAAAACTCTACACGATGAACGCACAACAGGTATTAAAGATCTTGCTAAGTATCTTAACGATGTACAAGAGGAGTTGATGGATGCAGTGCTATACATACAGGCTGCACGCGAAGAGATAAGAGATCTCACCGAAGAAGCTATAATTAAATCAATTGACATCCATGATGAAGAAGAAATTTAAAAGAAAAAAAGGTCCAGTGCAGTCAAAGAAGATATCATACGATGGTATCAACTTTGCCTCAGGGCTTGAAAGGTATATGTACATGGCGCTACGCAAAGCTAAAATATCAGCTTTGTATGAAGGTCAAACCTTTGAGTTATCTCCACCTTTTGATTTTCAATTTGAATCGTTTGAACGATGTGGTAACGGTAAAGGAGAATACAAAAATAGAGGTAATAAGAAAATACTAAACATAAAGTACACACCAGATTTTGTTGGTAAAGGATTTATAATAGAAACTAAAGGTAGGGCTAACGAGTCTTTTCCACTAAGGTGGAAGTTGTTTAAAAGACTTATAACAGAAAACAGGCTAGGACCTTTAACTTTATACAAACCGCAAAACCACAAAGAGTGTGATGAAACAGTTAAATTAATAATTAAAAAACAAAATGAAAATGCAAGCATGGGAAATTAACCTAGGACTTATTCCTGGACTACTGTTCGGTTTTAGACAGTATGAAGATTATGAAAATAACAAGATAGATTATGTTCTATACATAGGTTGTATAGACGTTTGTTTCACTGCTTATTACGGGGAAGAATAATGGGGTTATTTGATGAAAGAATACCGTATAAGCCTTTTGAGTACCCTGAATACTATACAGAAGGTTGGTTGAAACAAGCTCAGGCGTTTTGGTTGCACACCGAAATACCTATGTCAGGAGATGTTAAGGACTGGAATGAGTCTTTAACTATGAAAGAAAAAAACCTAGTGGGAAACATCCTGCTAGGCTTTGCTCAGACAGAATGTGCCGTGTCTGATTACTGGACACAGAAAGTTGTTGGATGGTTTCCTAAACACGAAATACAACAAATGGCTATGATGTTTGGTTCGCAAGAAACAATACACGCTGTAGCATATAGTTATTTAAATGAAACTTTAAAATTAGAAGACTATGAAGCGTTTTTACACGAACCTGCGACAGCCGATCGTTTTGATAACTTGGTTGCTTATGATGGCAACGACACTGTGGGTATCGGAACCTCCCTTGCTATCTTCTCTGCTTTTGCAGAAGGTGTTAGCTTATACAGTGCCTTTGCTGTTCTTTATTCTTTTCAGCTACGTAATCTACTTAAAGGCATCGGACAACAAATGAAATGGTCTGTGAGAGACGAGAGTCTACACAGTAGAATGGGTTGTCAATTGTTTAGACAGATGTGTGAAGAAGATAAAACATTGTTAGCAGCTTGTAGAGATGATATAGCTCAAGCAGCATCTACGATGGTTAGACTAGAAGAAAAGTATATTGACAAAATGTTTGAGATGGGAGATATAGAAGGTATATCTGCTAACGATTTAAAACAGTTTATAAGAAAGAGAGCTAATGAAAAACTTATTGAGTTAGGTTACCTCGACCTTGGGTCATATTTCGACTACGACGAAGAAGCAGCAAGTAATCTTGATTGGTTCTACCATCTTACTGGAGGTCATACTCACACTGATTTTTTCGCTGTTAGGTCGACTGACTATAGTAAAGCTAATGAAGGTGAAGATTTTGAAGACGTATGGTAAGTTATAGACTTAAAAAGTTTTTAGTCGAAAGACAACGGAGACTAAAGCCGAACGAGCGTATGGCTACTAGAATAGGCTACATGGGTGCTGGCTTTTTAATAGCTGCTCAATGGACGCTAGAACCAGTGCTATACATACTCGGCTTTATCTGCGTTATGATCCAAACAGGATCAAGAAAACAATGGAACTTAGTTGCCTTAAACTTAAACGGTTTAGTGGCTTGGATTAAACATTTAATAACATTATAAATATGTGGAGTAACAGATGGAAAAAAGGAATAGACTACCCAGAGTGGGCTGAGTCTGATGTGTATAAAAAAACAATACAAGGTGGTTACTTATTATACGATGAAACACCTAAAGAAGCTTATCAACGTGTGGCTAAAACAGTTGCAAGACGATTAGATCGACCTGAGATGGCCGAAACATTTTTTGATTACATTTGGAAAGGCTGGTTATGTCTAGCTTCTCCTGTGTTATCTAATACTGGTACTGATAAAGGTTTACCGATAAGTTGCTTTGGTATCGATGTTGCAGATAGTATAATTGATATAGGCCAGAAAAACTTAGAAATGATGTTACTGGCTAAACACGGCGGTGGAGTTGGTATTGGTGTTAATCAGATAAGACCTGCTGGAGCTAAGATAACTGGTAATGGAACTAGTGACGGTGTTGTGCCATTTTGTAAGATATATGACTCTACAATACTAGCAACAAACCAAGGGTCTGTAAGACGAGGAGCTGCGTCAGTTAATATAAATATTGAACACCCTGACTTTGAAGACTGGTTAGAAATTAGAGAACCTAAAGGAGATGTAAATAGACAATCACTAAACCTACATCAATGTGCTGTGGTCGGTGATAAGTTTATGAGAAAGCTTAGAGATGGTGATAAAGTTTCTAGACGTAAATGGGGTAAGTTACTACAAAAGCGTAAAGCTACAGGAGAACCTTATATAATGTTTAAAGGTAACGTTAATAAGAATAACCCTTCGGCGTACAAAGACAACGCTTTAAAGGTACATATGACAAATATATGTAGTGAGATAACTTTACACACAGATGAAAACCACAGTTTTGTTTGCTGTTTATCTAGTTTGAACTTATCTAAATATCATGAATGGAAGAATAGCAACCTAATATACGACAGTATATGGTTCTTAGATGGAGTGTTAGAAGAGTTTATACAAAAAGCAAAGAACACTAGAGGATTTGAGAACGCTGTGAGATCTGCTGAAAAAGGTAGAGCTTTAGGTTTGGGTGTAGTCGGATGGCATACTTATTTACAACAGAAAGGTTTACCTTTCGAAGGATTATTAGCACAATATGAAACAAGAAGAATATTTTCACAAATCAAAATTGAATCAGAAAGAGCTAGTATGGCTTTGGCTGAAGAATTTAATGAACCGCTTTGGTGCGTCGGCACAGGTTTTAGGAACACACATCTCAGAGCTATTGCTCCTACTGTTAGTAATAGTAAGTTATCTGGGAATATTAGTCCTGGAATTGAGCCTTGGGCTGCTAACGTATTTACAGACCAGTCTGCTAAAGGCACGTTCATACGTAAGAACCCTACGCTAGAAAAAGTATTAACTGACAATAACTTAAACAATAAAAAAATATGGGATCAAATACTGAAAGACGGAGGATCTATACAGGGCATCAAAGCATTAGAGAAAATTACATTGGGAGATCACGATATACCAGTCAAAGAGGTTTTCAAAACTTTCAAGGAAATAAATCAACTAGATTTAGTTAACCAAGCTGGTATACGACAACAATATATAGATCAGAGTGTTAGTTTAAACCTAGCGTTTCCTGCAGAAGCAGAGCCTAAGTTTATAAACAAAGTGCATTTAGACGCTTGGAAGAAAGGTATTAAGACTTTGTATTATATGAGGACCGAATCGGTCTTGAGAGGGGATATAGCTGCGAATGCAACTAATGAAGAATGCTTAAGTTGTGACGGGTAACAACTACCCACGTTGTATCAACAAGGGTAAAAAATTAAAGGGAGGTCTTACGACTTCCCTTTTTTTTATTTCATAGACTTTTTACCTTGACATTTCCAGTCTTCTCTTGAGTAGTCATTAGGGCATTTACCATCAGAGTCTGGGTTTTTACATTTCTTAATACCAGAAGATCTTGCGCAATAGTTGTCTCCAGCAGCTGTGCCTGGTTTATTCGGCATTGAGTGACCGTGCTTTGTATTATCTGGTCCTGATGTTTCAGTTTTTTCGTCTCCGTTTTTAGCCGGTGAGCAATAAGTAGCTCGTTGTCTTATTAACCAGTTCATATTAACCGCAGTCGCAATTGTTAACTCTCTCACCAGGTCTAGTTGGAGATTTTTTAGTTTTAGGAGTTCCAGGTTTTGGAGCACAACCTTTCCAGCAAGATACTTTAGCTACAGAAGCACTTTCTACTACTTCACCAAACTTACCACCTATGTTAGCGTTCTTTAATTTATTTAACCCTTCTTCAGTAAACTGAGCAGGACCACTACCAACTCTAGTTCCTCTCATTATATTTGACATCCATGTTGAATTCATATTACCATGTATTTAGTTTTGTTATTACTATCTTTATATGCTTTTAAGCATCTATTTCTATTTGCAGATTCACTTACGTAACTTACGTGGACCCAGTTAGGATTTTTATCTGTACCAAACTCCCATATCATTTGATCAAAGTTTAGGTTTTCTTTAATGTAATTATACATTTCAGCGTTAGTTGCATAGCTATAAGTATCATCAATATCCATTGCTTGACCGCTACAGTGCTGTGATTTTGAAGATCCTCCAATAGCTTTGTTAAGTTCAGGTCCACGATAGAAAGAATTAATCTTTATAGGACCGTTTACGTGAGCTCTAAGAGGTTCAAATACTTTTTCACATATTAACTCCATGTTTGCCATGTGTTCATGTGTAGGTGTGTTATCTAGCCCAAGCCTTTTCGCTGTTGTGCTATACACGCCTTCCTTTACGCTAACGTGTTTACTTAACACTTTTCTTTCTACCTTTACGTGCTTTACCTTTAACAGCATCTTCTATATCTCCAAGTTGATTTCCAACCTCTTTTATAGCTTTAGCTACGTCAGCTAACTCACTAGCGGTAAGTTTATATCTTTTTTTAATTTCTTTTACGGTTGCTATAGCTTTTTCATCAACTGTAGTTTTGCTAAACACCCATTCCCAAAATACTCTAATTACTTTTTTCATTTGTTTTTGTTTTAGTAAGCACCTGCTTTTTTAACTTCTTCTATTGATTGTTGTATCTCTTGTAGGTTAGTTGGTAATAACAGATCTAAACCAGCTTTAAATACTTTTTCTTTTGATCCTTCTTTAAATATTATAATAGTAGGTGCCATACGTACTCTATATTTACTTTTTGCTTCTGGTGCATCAGCTATGTTTACCCTATAGTAAGGTACATCTAGTTTTTGCCACTCATTAAAGCAATTGACCTTATTAAACTCAGCCCAAAATTCTACTACAACAATATCTTTCTCTTCAAAGCCATCTCCGTTTATAGCTTTGTCAAAGTTTTCATCTGTTACCCAGTATTTAGCGGGTACATCAGATTGTGCATAGACGTTTATACTTAAAATAAAAATTAAAATAAATTGGATTAGTTTCATAGTTATCTATTTTTTTGCATGTCGTATAATCTTTCATCAAGCTTTTCTAGCTTGTCTAAAATCATATCAACATCTTCTTGTGTGTCCATAATTGTTTGACGAATTAGTTCGTCTTTTAAATCGTACTCAACTCTATCGATAGCAGGTTTAGGAAGTTCCATAGCCCGAGCTATATCTGCCTGCATAACGAAATACATACTTGATAGTGATATAGTAAAACCAACCACCATACCTATAGTTTTTAAATCTAGAGTTACCTTTGTTTTCTCTCCTATTTCGTTTGCCATGTTTTTATTTTAAAGTAAAGTTTAACCCTATTGATGTGTTGAATAATTCGCTATCCCACATTTTAGCATATTCACCTTCAATAAATATACCTAAGTTTTTATTTATTTTCCAACCAAGATTTATACCAGCATTGTAATCTTCCCATTGCTGTAACTCTGAATCTTGTATTAAACCTCCTTTACCCCAATTGTTTCTGTTAAGGTAACTAACAGCTTCATCTCCTTTTATATACTTGTGGTAAGGTAGTATGTAGTTTGCATACGCATGAAGCCAAAAACTACTTTTGTAGTGGTAAAAATCAACTCCGACAATAGGTGCAATTTCACCAAAAGCATCTAATAAGTCCCATTGTTCTCCGTTGTATCTATTCATTAAATCTGTAAATACAGTTTCTCTAAACTCTAGATCACTGTCAGCTACTCTGTTTCCTTCTTCATCAATCCAATACCAATCACTAGTTTCATTACCAGCTTCATCTGTAGACGTGTAGTATATATCATCATAACCATATTCAAAACCTAACGTGTACCATGGGTTGGCTGGAAACTCAAATTCGTTTCCGTTACCATCAACAAATATTTCTGTTTCGTTTAACCATATTTCTACTGGATTATATCCGTAAGCCCTATCGTGTGTACGGTATATTGCACCTGCAGATATACTAAATTTTTCACCAAGAGGCAATCTAGCTCTTACTTCTGCTGATTGATATTTTAGGTTTATCTTAGAAACCTCTCTTGATTCTGCTTTTACTATGTGATGTTTACCTGTATGCTTTAAAAAGAACCTATGATTATTAAACATCTCACCTCTCCATCTTTCTTTCTCTACATGAAATTGATATTCTAAACCTTTAAAAGCAGATGTTGGTGCGGAAAAAGCTAATTGATTTTCTGTACCGTCGTAAAAGTTTTTAGGTTTTCTTTCATAGCTAAATCTAGCTAATTTTCTTATACCAAAACCTAATCTATAATCAAAAGGATAATCAGGAGTGTCATCTACTACAACTGGTATGTCATATAAACCATCACCTTCACCAGTTCTTACAAAGAATACGTTTTCATTTGCCTCTATAGAGTTAGAAACATCAGCAGCACCATAAATAGTACCGTACTTTATAAAGTCTTCATATAGATCTGTAAAGAATTGAGCGTTTACATTTGTGCTTATAAAAAGCGCTAAAATTAATATTACGTGTTTCATGTGTGATGTTTGTTTTATAGTTACTTGTTTTTACTCACTTTTATATACTTCTGGTTTATATTCTTCAGCTTTATACACTTCTTTAATATATTCTTTAGCTGTTTGACCTTTTTCATTCATACCAAGAGACCATTCAGTCCAACCTAAGGCTAAGGCAACAGATTGCCAGTCTTCAGTATCTTCATCTAACGCAGCTTCTATATTGTTGTATTTTTTAAATAATCTATCTAAAGGAACGTTAGTTGTTGCTGATATAATTTGACCACCAGCTAGGTATGCAGGATTGTCTAAACTCCAACCAGCAGACTTAACTTCTTTCATATCATACTCAAATGTTCTACCAGCAGATCTTAATTTTGATATCTTAGAATCTATAGGCGGAGACATGTCTAATATTTTTAAAGCTGAATCAGAATATTTAGGTCTCTTCTTTTTACTTTGTTTAATAGCGTCTTGAACCATACCTTTAACCGTAGCTATAGCAGCGCCTTGATAACCCATACCTCTTAGTATAGAGTCTATCATTCCGTTTGCCATGTAACTAGTATCTGATTGTATACCTTCTTCATCATCAAAAGCGTCTCTAAATAATGCTGTTTGAAGAGCATTGAATATAGCGTTTTGTACCATACCGTAATACATAAGCTTAGACATATTAGTTTTAAAATCTCCTCTACCATTTTTTATATCACTAGCAGCTTTTTGCATTAACCTAGCGTACTGAGACGGTGTGTTGGCAAATGCAAGAACAACTCTACCCAAACCACTTGCTTGTTGTTGACTTATTCTATCTGCTCTACTAGACTGTTGAGACTCTTCTGTTAATTCTCTAAAATCTTCAAATGCTTTTTTCTTAGCCTCTGTTTTACTTAAACCTTGTTTTTCGTAGGTTTTAGTTCTGTTTATATAAAAGGAAGTGCCACCAGACGCTATAGCAAAACTATCAGCTATCTGTGTAAATATAAATCCTTTTTTAAGTATTGTTGCTATAACTCCTTTTGCACCACCAGCGTTAGCTGCGTCAGCTATTTCATTTTCATTAATATTAATTTTTAAACCTCCACGTCTTTCAATTAAAAAATCTGAGTTAAATACTTCTGCAAATGTTTTTGCCCATTGCTTAGGGTTTTTAGCCATTGCTTGCCCTGCTTTTAAAGGGTTGTTGTCGCTCCAGTTTATATAGTTAATTGCTGATATAGTTTGTAGCACAGCCGATTTAGTGTTTAAGAACATAATAGCACCAACTGAATTATTTAACCAGTCTAACGCCATATTTTCTAGTTTACTATCTTTACTATTTGCTGGTCTGTTTCTACCAGTCTTCATTCTAAGAAGCATGTTGTCCATTGCTTCTCTCCATTTAGATCCGTAAGCAGCTTCAAGTTTATTCATGTTTTCTTTAGAAAATATTGTGTTAACATTTTCTGTCCAACCACTTTGTTCTAGGTATTTATCTCTTCTTGTTTCAGTAATACCTTTTAGTATATCTGTGGTTATAGTACCTGTTTCCCAACTTTGATTAGGTTTTTCATAACCTTCACCTTTTCCTAAATCAATTAACTCTTGACTAAACTTCATTAATGCAGGTTTAGACTCTACGTAATCAATCATTGTTTTTAAATCAGCTTTGCTTAAACCAGGTATTTCCATACCTTGCTTAGTCCATGTATGAACTCTAATAGCTTGCTCTACAGTAAATGGCTCACCAGTTATTTTCTTTCTTAAATCTTTAGGTATACCAGCTTTTACTAGGTTCTTTTTCATTTCTTGAAACTCGTTCATTGTAGAAACCTTGTCTCTAGATATAGCGTTGTTAGCTGTGTTAAAAGGTTTAGTTAGGTTTTCTTTTACCCAAGCCATATCTTCATTACCTTGTTTACCTTTGCCATATAGTCTATACATTAAGCCTGTAAAGTCTTGAGCGGAGGATGCTAGTATTTTTATTTTACCAGAATCTTTACCAACGACTTTACCTTTAAAATTAGAGTAGGTTTTTTCTTTACCTATACCAGTACCTCTTTCTATCATGCTGTTTATATCAGCGTTAAGATCTATGGAGTTAAAAGCTTGTTGAACTTTTGACTTAACATCTATTACGCTTAAAACATCTTGAACAGCTTTAACGTTTTTATAAGCATCATCTGTAAAATAAAAGTCATTATAACCTTTAGATGCTTTTTCTAATATCCACAAAGCTTTAGCTTCTGGTCTACCATCAGCGAGGCCTGTAATGTTTTTTATAGGTATCTCAAGGCCAACACCTTTTAAGAATTTGTGTATAGCAACTGCTGACTCTTTAGGTCTAGCTGTTAAAACAAACACATCTTTTGTGGTAAACTTGTCTTGTCGCTTTACAGCAAGATCAAACAACGGGCCTTTCTGACCGTCTATCACTTTATTAAATTCACTAAAGTCGTACTTAGCACCTAACTCTGTTAGTTCAGCATCACGTTTAGCAAACTCAGTAGCGTTTATCTTCATTTTCTTACCGTTAGGCATGGTAACTATTATCTGACTATTAGTCTTAGCTAACGTGTCATCAAAGTCAAAAACACTTATACCTTTTCTAATTTTGTTTCTTTTCTTTGCTAAACCAAAAGCCATATCAATCTCACCTAACTTCTGCATTATTTCGCCATTAGTTAGGGTTTTAGAGTTGAACACTCCTTTAGGTAAATCTTTAATTAAATTTTTTCTAATTTTATTAATTTGATCTACAGTCTTACTAGCATTCATTTCTATTTCAATAAGCTCTTGATACGTTTTACCTGTTTTAGCATCTACTATTAAACCTAGTTTAGTTGCGTATAGGTAGTTAGCTTTAGCTGACAAATCCGTGTTATAACCATCTTTGTATATATTACTAGTGTTACCACCCTCTTCCTTACTATCAATAAACTTTTGCAGCTCTTTAGGTATTATGCTTTGTTTAAACTGTTTTGATAACGCATCAAAGTTTTTATTAAACTCCGCTTTAGATCCAGCGTTCTTCATCATATTGATTAAGAAGTTACCATTGAAGTTCATTACTTGAAGCTCATGCTCACTATACATTTTGCCTTTTTGCAAAGTAAAGGCAGTGTGAGTGGCTAGAGATCTTGAAAAACCACCACCAATACTTGTCTGCGCCTGAAGTAAAAATTGTATTTGATTAATAGCGTTAATTTTATCTGCAGATTTGTTGTAAAAATCAAACAATTTACCGTAAATATATTTTTGTAAACCTTCGTTAGCTTTTATAGTTTGTTCCATTGTTACAGGTCTAACCGCATCATCATAAGCTTTCTTAGTTATCTTTCCGTCTTTTAATTCTTTACCTAGCTCTTTAATTCTTTTCTTTGTCAAGCTAGGTGTTAAGTACTTGTCAGTTATCATTTTAAAAAACTCTTGTCTAGCTTTAGGATTGTTGATCAAGTCTCCTGCTTTTTCAAGCTCAACCATGTACTTGTCTCTTAAAATCTTGTTGTCCATTGTTTTGACATGGTCTATATTAAATGGTAGTTTTTCAGCTTTACCTTCGCTAGTAAACCTATCAACTACTGATACATAGTTTTCACCATTAAACTTGTAAGAACCATCACCATAACTTTTTTGCATTAAAGGTTTCAACCTTGGATCCATAGTGTCCATAAGGTCATTAACAAACTCAAAATATTTTTCACTATTTTTAACTTTACTTGTAATAGTGTTGTTTATTGTTAACCTGCTTAAATCCTCTGGTGATATGTTTTCTTTAGATAATATATCTATTATGTCAGTGTTTATGTTTTTAAATCTATTCCATATCTTAGGGTTAATGGCTTGTATCTTTAATTGCTCTAGTTTTCTTAATGCTTGAGCTCTAGCTTGTAGTTCTTTTATAGCATCAGGACCTACGTTGTAACCTTTTTCACCAAGTAGTATTTTCTCGTGTTTTTCTATTACTTCTTTTTCACTTTCAGTCATACTCATTTTAACCGCGTAAAAAGCTTTAGATATGTCATTAAACTTACTGAAGTCTGTCCTTTTAAACTTTCCCATAAACTTATCCCAAGTAGCTAATTCTTTTGATTGAAACTTATCAGGAGTTGCACCACGTATAGCTTGTTTGATATAAGGCATAACGTTGTCCGCTTTTAAGTTTAAAAACTTATTTAAGTCTTTAGCCTTTATAAGATCTTGAACTCTAGGATCACTAAGTTTGTCTCTAGTTATTTGACTTGAAGCAACTTTAGCTTTTCTATTAAAATACTCTACAATGTTTTTCTTAATAACAGTATTATCTCTACCTGTGAAAACAACTTTATTTAACTCTCCTTGTTTGTAAGTGTTTTTGTTATACTTATACGTTCTAGCATTTGTTTCTAAGAAGTCAGGCATCTCACTGCTTTTAAACTTTTCATTAGTTTTAGTAAATAAACTAGCGTATACACTTTTGTTTATATTACTAGCCTCGTACATTTCTGGGTTAGATGTTTTTTCTATACCTTCAAATGCAAGCTCTTCGTTTTTATCAAACCACTCTCTTGCAACCTCAACATATTTTGCTGGTTTCATTTTAGATGTTAAGCCAATACTTTCTTGCAAGTCTGTAGATAATTCTTTTTGCATTGTCTTGGCTATGTTTTCGTAACTTAATTTTTCAACAGGTAGGTTTTCAATAACGTCAGGTACTTTAGAGGTGTACTTGTCTGTGCTTATATCATAAACTTCGCTAACTCTAATAGGAAAATTGTATTCTTTACCATCGATGATAACTTTTTTGTCTACTTGTTTTTTCTCTGTGTTAAGCACAAAGTCAGTATAACCAGTTCCAGCCCTGTTTTCTATAGCTGTTTTTAATTCCGGGCTTGCATCATAACTAATCTCTTGATAAAGATCTCTGTCTGATTTACCTTTGTCTAAACTACCACCTTTTAATTCATATATTCTTAACTGCAACGTTTGCATTACAGTTTTAGTTAAATTTTGTTTGTTCTTATAACCTTCATTTACAGCGGCTTCTTTAAACACATCACTACCTTTTGGAGCGCCATACTTTTCTTCAAGCTCAAATATTCTTTGTTCTCCAAGTTTTTTATCTCCAAACTTATCCCACAAAGCAAACTTACCATCTTTATCGGTAAACGTCTTTCTGTTGTCGTAGTCTTTTATTATTTCTTTTAAACCTCTAGCCTTGTTACCTTCTTTTAAATTAAGGTTATAAACTAACTCAGTAGCCAACATGTATCTATCTGTAGGGTTAAGCACTTGTTGTTCGTATTGCCCCATTTTTATTCTACCAGCGTTGTATCTATCTATAGTATTATAAACTATATCATCAAAATACTTACCAGCTACAGAAGTTCTATTGCCTGGAGTAGGTTTAGTAAACATATCAACTAACGTATTCATATCTACATTGCTAGCTTTTAAGTCATCAAAAGTTTTTTGCGTATTAGCTGATCTTGTTTTTAGCTCTTGAGAGTTAAAAGCCATATCAACTTCCATTTCAGCTTTCTTTTCAGGTGTTCTAGCGTCATAAGTGTTAGGCTCAACAAACAAGCTTTGCTTGTCCATGTTTTGAAACTTATTTATTTGATTTTGGTTTAATGTACCAGACTTAACGCTTTCTGCAAAATTATACATAAACCTAATTAGCTGGTCTTTATTACCTATATCAAAATCAAACTTACCTTGCTTAGTCATAAAGTCTTTAAACTTTGTTTCAGTGTTTTTAAACACACCCTTATCAACAAGTATTGCGTAGTTTCTTGGATCAGATAAAAGCTCAGCAGCGTAAGCAATATACTCATGTGCTTGAAGGTTTTTACCCTTGTAGTTGTTTCTAATAAATTCACCTAACGTTTGCTTACCTAGCTGATTCTTACCTTTGTTTGTACCCATAACACCACTAGCTACACCACTTCCATCATTTATATAGAATTGCTGTTTGTCAAATATTTGTTGAAGCTGAGCTTTCATTTTTACAGCTAGTTGTGGGTTTTTTTCAAAAGTCTTAACCATAGCTACATGTACTATTTCATGTGGTAGCTTACCAGGTGACGCTTTAGTTGTGTTTACATATATAGCGTTTTCTTTTACGCTAAACTCTGCTGCAGCGTCTTTATCACCAACCCATTCTGGTGGTGTTTTACCTGCTATGACTTTAACGTTTGGAAATAAATGCTTTATGTTTTGCATAGATCTCTCTACCATTTTAGTGGCTTTACCGCTATCTTGCCAGTCGTTGTGTTTTAGTATTGTATTCAACCTACTATTAACACTAACAAACAACTCAGCAAATTTCTTTGTTTCGTTTTTAATGCTTTCTTTTCTAGCTTCTAGTTCAGCTCTATTTAGTTTTTTACCGCCTAACACAAAATCATTTTTAACTTGACCTCTAACACGACTGTTAAGTAGCTTATCTATAGTGTTTATCTTTCTATTAGCATCATCCATAACTTTAGCTGATTCACGCTCTAAAGTTTCTAAACCTTTCCACCACGTAACATTACCTATCTTTTTGTCAAAAGTTGGTCTATAGTTTAATCTACCTTCTTTAGTTGCAAAACCTTTAATTCCTAACGAAGAAAATACGAAAAAATCTATTAAACCACCTTTAGCGTGTTTACTTAAGTGAAACTCATTGTTTTCATCAAAATAGGTGTCTTGAACATAAGTAGCATAGTCTTCATTACCGGCTAAATCTCTTACGGCTGCTTCTAAGTTTGCGGCAACAGGCACAGATATCATACCTGCTAAACCACCTTTACCATGTATATTTACTGCTGTATTTAATAGGTTAGACCCGCTAGCAAATTTTAATTTACCAAGCATTTTACCAACAGAGTAAAAACCAACACCACCACCCATGTGGTAGTGCTCGTCAAAAGCTATTTTCATTTTAGCCTCTTCATACATAGCCATACCAGTAAAAGCTGTTGTGTTTGCTATTGCTCTACTTGTTCTAACACTTGCTCCAGAAGCTCTTAAAGCTTTATAAGCTCTGGTCCCAAGTTTTGGTATACCAGTTAAAAGCCCTGTTTTTTTAGCAGCTACATCTATTAAAGCAAACTCTACTAAAGCTGGTACAAAACTAGAAACACCTTCAGCAACCTCATACGGAATGCTTCTTGTTATTTCTTGTCTCATTTCTTCGGTATTAACTATATTACCGTTTTGATCGTGTAAAGACTGTAGTATATCTTTTTCTTTTCTATTACTCCAATTTATATCTGTACTTTCAGTATTTAACCATTGTTCAGATTCCATACTGAAACCTTCAGTTACAAGCTCTGCTTGTCTTACAAAAAAATCTTCTGTTTCTTGTAAAATTCCTTCTTTCTTTGTAGCAGGGTTTATATTAAGAAGATGCATGTCTGTAAGAACTCCTCTTTCTGCTATTAACTGTTTTTTGTTATCTCTAAAATCTCTAAGCATTAGCTTAAAGTTTCTACTTTTATCATCAGCACCAAACTCAGATTCTGTTGCAGATGTTCCTGAAAAAGGAACATAATCCCAAATACTATTAGGATCGTTATACTCTTTGTTTTTGTCAGTTAAACCAAAGTAACCGGTTTTAGATTTAAAATTACTATCTTTACCAACAGAGCTGCCTGTTCCACCGCCTCTACCCATTAATGCGGACATTTCTTGTGGGCTCATACCTAGGTTTTTACCAAACTCTTCAAAAGATCTTTTGTACCGATCCTGCTGTAGGTTGTTTAGCTTGGCACCTGCTATTAAATCACTACCACCAGTGTTTCCCTCTACAATAGTGCTATAGTATTGGCCTAGTACGTCTTGAGGTAAGTCATATTCAAATCCTAGGTCGTTTTTACCTGTTGGAGAATAACCTAAGTTGTGTAGTAAAACCCAAGCCGAAGCGTCGTTTACGGTTATACCATGGTTTTGTTTACCTACTTCTTGGTGATAAAACAAATCTCTACTGTTTTTATTAAAAATATTTTCTATGTGATCTGCTTGAGTACTTTCTGTTAATTCACCACTCTCTATTTTACTTTTTATTTCTGCAATTTCTTCTGAGCTTATATCAAAACTGTTATCCGCGTCATCGTCTCCATCTATTTTAGTGCCAATAACCGCACCATCCCAAGATACATATTGGTTTTTAGTTTCTAAAATATTACCGAAGAAACCACCAGAAGACTCAAGTAGTTCTTGAACAGTTTTTTCCTGCTTTAATATATCTGCTTTTTGTTGTGGAGTTGATACACCTTTTTTTCGTAGATCACGTAGTGTAGTTTGTGCTTTTGCAAGTTCTTGCAATTCTGGGCTCAATGATTTAACGGTGGTGTTAAGCTGGTTTGCCTCAACAGCTTCGTCTGTTAGATCGTTTTCTATTATTATATTGTCGTATTCTTTTTGTTCTAGTTTTAATCTTTTAGCTATTTGAATACTAGCTTTTCCTTTAACCACATCTCTAATCATTAAATCAATGTCTTTTTCTTGTAAAGGACTATCTTCAATGTTAAACTGGGCCTTAGTTGCTTTTGCTAAGTTTTTGTATAAATCATCATTACCTTGTGACTTCATACTTAAATGCTCCCAATTTATATCAGTATTGCCAATAGCGTTTTTAACGTTAGTATCGTTAGATAACCACATTGACATAGCTTCTTTAGTAGTAGAGCTAGACTCTATCCACTCTGGCTCACTTTTTCTTGCTTTTTCTTTTTCTTTATAGCTGTTAGCTTGATCTTTTGATACAGGCCTATAACCACCCACTATAGGTAAAGAAGCGCCTCTCATTGGGTTGGCTAGTGTTGCTTTTGTTGCTATTCCAATAGTGTCTAAAAAACTTAGTTTTTCTTCTTCTTCTTCTTCTTCTTTAACAGCACCGTTATCAGCAATGTATTGTGTTTTAAACTCATCAACTGTCAAACCTAAGTTTGCCGCTCTTGCCGATAAATCTTCTTCGCTATCTATAGTAATACCGTTTTTAGTTATATATGGCATATCTTTAGTTTGGTTTTATTCCGTTTCTTTTTAAAGTGTCCATAAACCCTTGGTAATCTGTTTTTGGCATAGTACCCACGTTCCAATCTCTTCTTCTTCCGTGTATTGCTTGAACAACAAATCCACCCGCGTTATCTGGAATTAATTTATATTTAGTACCAAGAATACCAGAGTTAGACCACGCTGTAATAACATCTGCATTTGTCTCCATCGGTAAGGTTGGAATTACATTATCTATATAATTTAGTTGATCTTGATTAAAAAATTCTGCATCACCTAATTCTTCTTCTTTCTTTTTTGTTTTATTTTTATTGTATACGGATCCTGAAGCAGCTTGTTGTTCTAAAACATTTAAATACTGGTCTATAACCATGTCTTCAACTTCATCTCTTCTTTCTGGGTTTTTCAAAACCTCATCAGGTATACCTAAGCCATTCATGTTAAAAAAATCATCATTAGCCAAAGAGTATAATGTTTCTATACCACCTTGCTCTACCATAGATTGTAGTTTGTTTCTATGCATCATTTTTGTAGCTGGATTAAAAGGTTGGCCTGATTTATATATATCAGCTGCCATCTTCTGTATTGCATCTCCAGTCTTGTAATCTTTGTTAAAGTAATCAGGTAGATCGCTGAACTGAGTAATATTACCATCACCGTCTTTAAAAGCTAATGTACCATTTTCATTAAACATCATGTCATATTGATCAGTGTAGACGTCAGTCAGCAAACCCATTTCACCAGTGTTATTACCTTTTGAAAAGTTACCGCTAGATAAATCAATACCTAAATCTTTTTTGTTACCACCAAACAAATCAACTTGAGCTTTTGCAGATTTAAAAGCGTTGCTAACGTTGTCCATTTGTTCTTTGAAAAATAAATAATCATCACTGCCAACCTCATAATTCCCTATTTGCATAGCTGCGTCAGCATATTTTCTTTTACCTTCTTTTAAAAACTTATCTAAACCTGGCTTATATTTTTCTGGTAATATCTGAGCATCAAAACCTTCTGGCATAGCGTTGATGAATTTCTCCATCTTAGTTTTGTTGTCTCGCATTGTTTTCTTTTTCTCAAGAAACATTGCTTGAAGTCTATTATCAACGTTACGTCTGTTGTTGTCAGCTCGTTGTTGTGTTCTTCTATTGTCGTTTGCGTATCTTTCGCGTCCTGTGTATAATGCCATAGTTATTTGTTATTTATCCTTGTGATGCTACTGCACCGGCGTCATTCATAAATACACCACCTAACTGACCAACACCACCAACAATAGCTTTGTTAGATTGTGCTATAGCTTCATTAGCGTCTTTAAGTGTATTTTGTGATTGTCCGTACATGGTTTCTACTTTGTCTTTTTCAGCTCTTCTTGATTGTAACTCACCTTGTGCTTCAAAGTTATTTAACTGTGCTTGCATGTTTGCAGATCTCATTTGGTTTTGAGATTCTTGCTGACCAATAGAAGCAGACGCTTGTTGGTTATTAGCTGATTGCTGTTGTGCCATAGCTTGAGCTAAACCAGCAACACCAGATCCACCAGCTGCAGAATTCATACCACCCATAATGTTTGATAAGTTCTGACTGTTTTGTTGGTTTTGCATATCAGCTTGCTGTGTATTAACCGTAAGATCTTCCATAGTGTTTTCCATGTTGCTATACACGTTCGATGTGTCAAGGTTTTCATAAGCTGTTTTGTTTCTTTGAAAATCATTTTGCGCAGCACGTTGTGCTTCTTTTCTTTTCTTACGACCTATAAGACCAGAAGCGATAGATGTTCCCGCGCTTACTCCTCCAACTATAGCTGCTGCTGTTAAAAAACTCATATATTTTGTTTTAATTTATTTATATCATTACTTGTAATCAAAGGATCTTCAAAGTTCTCAGCGATTACTTCTTTTTCTATTTCTTCTACATCTGTACTATCTGTAGCGTGAACAGTTATAAACACACAATCTGTATGTGTATATATTATTCTTTTTGTTCCTGGTTCTGTTATACCATGATGTGGACCTTCTAAGTGTTGCACACCGTTTTCTGTTAGTATAGACATTTTTCCTTTCATTAAAAAAAACGGATGTTTCTTTTTATGTATCTTTGTTACTAACAATTCACCAGCAGGGTTAAATATTTCCCTTATATAACAACCGTCTGCAAAACTATGTTTTACTGGGTTTAACTCATGTGTTTCTTTTTCTGACAACCAACCACCTTTATCTCTTACAGTTGTTTCAAAGTCTACAATAGATTCTCTAAAGGCTTTTCTTTGTCTTATCTCCTCTCCTATCTCCCAAGCTTCTTCAAAATTAAAACTATGTTTAATACCTAGTTCTTCTGTCATAGCTACAAACTGTGCTTTAGACTCTTCTTTAGTTAGTGGAGCTTCTTCCACTTGTTTGTTTATTTTATCTATACTCATTTGATTTAATTATAGATATATAGTTACACTTTTTTAGTATTATTTACTACTTCCAGTGATCTCGCTACCGACTGCAAACATCTCGCTAGGTCTATTAGATGTGTTTCTAAACTCAACTTCTGCAAAATAACCTGTTAAACCAGATAGGTTAATTCTAGTATCTTTAACAAAACAAATAAAACTACTACTTGTAGGTCTAGGTGTAGAGTTTGATATATCACAAACAAAAGACAACCTATCAGCAGCTATAGATATTATAGCACCCATCTTTATTAAACCAGTACCATTAGTAACAGCATCGTCATGTTGAAAACCACCTAGAGATGATTGCCCTGTATAGTAGGCAATGTCATCTTTTTGAGCTGATATGTTTATTGGTGATGTAAATGTTATTGTTATTTGTGCCATATCTTATTTTTTATTGCAATATATTTTCCCATCGTACTTCGTGTTCTATAGTATAATTTGCACCTGATATAAGACCATTACCACTATTATGGTTAGCAGGAATATTAAGACTTGTTGAAGTAGAGGACTTGATGTTCCAGTTTTCGTTGTTAACAGAGTTTGAAGAATTCTCAACAACACTTGCTGTAACTGCAGTTAGAGCTGCGCCATTATATTTTAATATGTATCTTATAGTTGCAGCACCACCACCACTAACTCTAGCGTCACCAACGTGATCAACATAGCTAGGTACTATCGTCTGGCTAATCCCCCAGTTTACAAAAGAAACTTGTATTTGATTAGACCCTATTGTTAAACCACTGTGTGTTACTGTACCAATGTTTGGGCTGGACAAAGTATAGAATGTGCTATTTTGTGTTGAGTCGTTGTATTTCCACACGCTAGAAGATGTAGGGTTGCTACCACTTCCTGATGAAGCTATAGTAACGTTAACAGTTGCAGCTGGGCTATCAGCACCATGACCATCAGTTACTTTGTAAGTAAAACTATCAGCTCCAGAGCTACTAGAACCTAATGGTGTGTACGTAGCTAATCCAGTACCAGATACTATTGAAACAGCACCTTTAGTAGGGTTTGTTACTTTAGTATAAACTAAACTACCTCCGTTTGGATCAGTACCAGCTAACTGTATTGTTGTTGCTGTGTTATTAGGTATACTAGTTGTTCCAGGTGGAGTGGCTGTGGGTGGTGAGTTTATAAACTGATCTACGTTAAAAGCTACTGTAGAACTAGTTGTTCCTTGCCAATAGTCGTAAGCATCTATTATAAAATCTACAGAGTTTATAGGTGTCATTTGATACGAATATGATGGGCTTGTTGATAGTTTTGAAAAAACTACATCAGACTCTGTAGTGTTATTATCACCTATATTTGTTTCAGCATAAAGTGGATCACCAGTTCCTGGTGAGTGCATAGCTAAATTTACAGTGTTCATTAACCTAAAAGGAACGTCATCTGTTATAGTTAACGTAACAAACCTATGTTGTTTGGATGGTGTAACTTCGCCCGTAGCGTAACTAACTGTACTTGATGGCAAAGCTGTATAAGATCTTGCTCCAGTAGCCAAAGATACTGTTGAATATGTAATTGTTCTTTGGGATAATTGCTGTATTACTATTGGATGTGTTTGAGTTAAACCTAAAGTAGTTGTTCCTGTTGGTGTAAAAGTAATAGTATAAGTATCGTCGTCTGTTACAGATGGAAATGATATAAGTATATCTTTGTAACCAGCTAAGCCAATTGTTTGAGAACCATTTGTTGTTCCGCTTTGAAAGGCAAAAGTAATAAAATTATAATAATGCGTATCTTCATTTGTTACGGTACAATTAAACGTAGCCCCAACAGTACCGTAAACTCTTAAAACTCTACTTTCACCATACTTTGGTACAGCGTTTGTGCTAATATCATATGATGATATAATGTTTGATTGTACTGGTATTGTTTCCGCGGGTGATATATTAAAGTCTATGTTATCACCACTAGCGTTACCACCAGGAAAAGTATACCCAACAACAAACATAGTGCTAGTGTGGTATGCTACACCTTGTACCGTGGTAAACGAAGGTGTAGTTGTTATAATATAGTCAGAAGCATTACCAGTAGTTATAACTATAGCTGGTGCTGTTGTAAAAAACTTACCAGATGCACAAGTAAAAACTCTTGTAAATAAAGCTGTTGAAGCCCCAGTGTGACCAGTTGCCGAGTAAGCATTACCACTACTACCAGTTGGTGTTACATTAGAAGCCGTGTTTGAGTCCCATGTACCAGCTACGCTTCTTAGTTTTTCACTAAAAAGTATAGCTCTACCATCTATGTCTATAGTAATAGTTGTGTTACTAGTAGGCATTGCAAAACCATTCTTAAGATCAACAACAACATTTACTTTGTTACCAACAGCGTTTGCTGTGGTAGTATCAGAAAGTGTTATAGAATTTATATTATTATTAGCAGCCGTGTTATTAGTGAAGGCAGCGGCAGAAACAACGTGACCAGCATTTGGTGTTATAACCAAAGTCTGTGTTGCTAAGTTTGTTGTCCCAGCAGTTGCTACTACTGTCTCTGTTGATATTGTACAATCAAATAATGCCATCTAATCTGCGTTTTCTGTTATTGTTAATGTAATTTCTGTGAACCCACCAGTATCGCTTGTTACAGTCCCTTGACCTATACCTTGCACTGCAAATTCATTTGTGTCTATTGATTTAACACCTGTTGTTGATACTCCTTCTATGAAGTTAAACCATTTGTTTTCTTTGTCTTTAAACTCAGTAACAACACCTTCTTGTAAATCTGTTGTTATACTTTTGTTGTACCAACCTTGAAGAGATTGATTATTATAGTATTCATTATCATTTAAAGTTGCTTTCCAATAAGCTTGAGTACCTTCATAGTTTAATGTTCTAAAAGTTTTCACCGAGGCTGGTTGATCGTTAAATATAAACTTAATCATTGGTTCTGTAAAAGTACCATAAAAAGTAGACATTAAGTCTACACCATAAGTAACAACACCATGCTCGTACATATCCCCACCTTTAAAAGTGTAATACGTGTTGTTAAGTGAAGCACCTGATTCTGGTATAAAAGATTTTCTCGATGTCCAACCCGTAACTTTCTCACTAAACGATATAGTTGTATCACCAAAATCTCTGTGAAGATCACTAACTTGACTACTATCTTTTATAGTTAAGTTATATAACTTTCTATTTTCATCATAAGATCCTATTATTTTGTCTGAGCTAGCAGTGTTTAGTTTGTCAGAAAAGTAATCAACAGTGCCATGATCAGATATAGGTGTTATACCATCTCTTGATAATCTAATAACAGCTCCTCTTGATTTGTCTGTAAAGTATGCTTGATATCCGTAAGCAGCAAAAGACTCTGGGTTTGAAGATATACCAAATTCACCAACATAAGGAGTTGATTGACCTAGAAACCTATTAGAAGCTACAAGGTTAGCGCTTCCATCGGCATTAAATAAAGCATCTTTATCACACAGTATTCTTATACACTTATCTTGACATAATGTTATTAAGTTAGTGTCTCTTGCGTGAAGCTTTTGTATACTACCATAACTTGGATCAATGTCTTTTGTTATAGCTTCTGCCATTATAAACTGGTTAAGTTGATTCACGCTTGAGTTAGAGTTGTATAAACCTGAAAATATTAACCCATTAGTCTTATACTCTCTAGCATAAGGTTCTGCTAATACTGTAGAAACTTTAGGCCCTTTATCTATCATAACAGCGTTGAAATCATCTCTTATTCTGTTTGATTCAACTCCGTTACCAAAAGAGTAACAGTTAAACCAACCTAGTGTTTGTTGGCTACCGTGACTACTTGATACCGTGTATGCATTACTAGCCTCGTTATAAAGATCAAGCCCAATATCTTCTAAGGGTTCTGTCTCAAATATAGCTGGGTTTTTACTTCTTTCAGCATCCAACTCATCGTCGCTGAATTGTTCTAGTATTTCTAAAGGAGTTTTTATAGCTAGAGACTTTCTACCTGTAGAACCTTTATCACCAAACTCAGCAAAATTAGTACCGTTAATAGTGCTATTTTCATCTTCAGGTGCCCAACCAACTGGTTGATCAAGATCTAATGTCCACCTAATAACTCTCATACTACCAAACTTACCTGTCGCTATAGCATTTCTATCATAAGCAACACAGTGATTTCTTCTCCACCTTTTTATCGTATAAACAGTTGCGTTAGGATCATCTGTTAATCTAAGTAAAGCGCCTGGTGTTTGGAAAGCTTTAACTATAGGTGCAAATTGAGGTCGTTCAGTTGTTTCAAAATCGTTCCATCTTTTTTGCCATGCATTTCTATCGTTACCTTTCCACCAGTGATAAGCAATTTCAACTTTATTTTCACCAGCTCTCCAACCAACACCAGTAGTATTTGCGGACCCATTGTTAGCCCAGTTTTTTCTCATTGTTCCAGTACCACCAGCGTCTTTGTTTTTATCTACTTTTGTTCTATCTATATACCAACCACCTTGTTCAGTGTTGTTTCCTTTAGATGTATTTCTCCACCAATCCATATCTTTCGACGTATCGTGGTGTTGCCAAAGCTCAAGACTTTGTATAATTTTATAATTCTCTTCGTTAGCTTTAGATAGTATTGCAGACTCTAATATTGAATCTTTGTTTAGTTTAGCAAAAAACCTACCTTGATATTCTGGTTTTCTTACTGTTTGCTTTTGATAAAACTCTACACTTAAACCTTGTAATGTTGTACTTTCAGTAACGCTACCAAGCCAATCGGCATCTGCTTCTTTAAAAATTCCTTTTATTTCTATTTTATATGCTCCACTACTACCAGCGCTTTGACCACCGGCGTAATTACCAGATGTTCCACTACCTAAAAAAGAAATGTTAGCAACATCATACTTATCTGTTTCTCTTGTTCCGCTAAATATTCTACATACAAGATTTGACTGGGTATGAAGAGCCATTTGTTGAACATTTGTGTTATTATAGGTTGGATCTGCAGAACCAAACCTAGCTTCCCACTCTGTAGAGTCAATAGAAAAATGACCTGTATTTGACGAAGGATAACCTATTGCTAAGAATAGTTGACCATTATCAGTTCTAGAAGGTAAAACACCTTGGCTAACATCTTGTATTCTTATATAATCAGGGACATCGTTTGAAACTGCTAAAACTTTATACCTAGCCTCATCAACAATAGCAGCGTCATCATTGTGACCTTTTTTAAGTATTAAAAACCTATCCTCATGAACTTTGTTTCTTTCAGAGGAAGGAAACGATATCCAAGCGTTACCATCTTCAGCTTCATAATGTCTATCCATAGCAACATTATAATACTCGTTAGATGTTTCTTTAATAAAATATTTATATGAAGTTGCCCACGCGGGTGGTGGACTGATAACTTTTATTTTAATGTTATTGTATAAAGCAGCTTGTGACTTGTCTAAAATAACAGAACCAGTGTTTGCGTCTGTAAATACAGGTGTTTCTCTACCAAAAGCATCTCTATAAACAATACCTACTTGATAAGTTCTTAATGTTTTTATAGATTTACCTGGGAATCTTGGTGTTACAGCTGTGCTTCCACCAATAACAACCTCAAACTTAACGCTAACATTTTGGTAGTTAGAATCTTTCATGTCATAACCAGATTGATAGTTACCGTAAACTAATCTATTACCTGTTATCTCTTGAGCTCTTGCCGCAACAGGAACGTTGTCCCAAGGTCTAAGTGATTGATTAGCCGGTATAACAGCGTGTATTATTTCCGATGTTATTTCTAGTTCGTCTGCTGTATACTCTGGATCAACATCACCATATTCTGATTTTATACTTTTAACCGTGTATACATTAGTATTGTTGCTTTCTTTATATAAAATATCTATTTCAACACAGTCTTTAGGTATGTCAGCCGTAACAAAATCAGATATTTTTAAAGATCTTATATTGTTTGTCATACCTAAGTTGTAACCTTTTTTAGCTTGATAATCAAACTCATCAGGCGAAAAAGCAACCTCGGAATAAGGACCAATAGCTGAGTATTGACCATCTTTTAATTTCCATCTGTATGCAAACCTAGGGAATTTAAACTCAAACATAGGTTTATCTTCTACTAAAACTATATTCCAATTTTGTTGTCCTTGTTCTATTTCTTCTGATATAGCATCTATACTTACTTTGAACACCATTGGTGATGTGCTGTAAGTTTGAACAACCCTTAGTCTAACCTCTTCAGCTGTTAGCCCAGCGTTACCAGTACCAGTTGCTGTTGCTTTTAATTGATCACCAACTCTCCAGTCCATAACTTGAGATCCTAGTATTGTTATATTAAAAGGAGCTATAGTTGTTTCAACAGGAACTATATCACCAAAACTGTCTGTTGTAGTAAAACTATTATTCACTATTGGACCACCCATAGCTGTAAAAATACCCTCAACCACACCATCTCTTTTTGTATTACTAAAAGTAATTGTAGGTGCTGTCACAGGGTTTTTCTTTATAACTGTTACGTCTTCTAGACTAAAGTTTCCAGATATACCATCAATGTTGTATAGAGTTGTTGTTGTTGAGTAATTGACGCTACCTGATTTAAACCTAGATATATTAATCATTTTAGGTTCTGTTTGGCCGTCTGTCCAGAAGAGTAGTCCATCTATTGTGTTGATACCACAAATATAAAAAGATGTACTAAAGTTTAGTATTGCATCGGCCTCTGTAGCTGGGGCGTCAACAAGTACTGGTAGTATAGTGTTTTGTTTAGGATCATACTCAATAATAGCATCAATAAGCGTTCCAGTAACAAACCAGTATACCTTGTCATTGATGTGATCTACATAAGAACCAATACACTCAGCACCAGGTATGTTAAGATCAGCAATGATCCTATTACCAGCGACAGTTTGTAAAGATCCAACATCATCACCTTGTGATGAAGCTATCTCTAAATTTAAAGCATCTCTGTATTCACCTTTCTGAATTAATCTTTCGTCTAGGTCTTTGTTAATTTTCCCAGCTCGAAAATGATTTTTAATTTCCGGCATACTCTAGTGTTTTATTTGTTTAGATTTGTTTCTCATTATCTGAGTAATCTCCTCTAATTTTATATTTGATAGTCTTAGTTTAGCAGTTCTTATAGCAGCTTTTCTTTCTTTCTTGTATCTTGCTACTACGTATTCTTGTACGTTTGATCTAGTTGACAGAACAGCATAAGCTATTGATTTGTACATTGCCTCTTCAGCAAACTTATGCACAATCATCTCAGCGTCAGTTCCTAAACCGTCACTTATATATTTCAATGTTATTGTTTTACCAGCTAAGTCTGAGCTAAAATGTATACGACCAAATCTTGGGTCTATATAAAATACACCGTTGCTTTGAGCATTTTCAGGTGTTAAACCGTATCTTCTACCTTCAACATAAACATTTTCTAAATCTCCGTCATCATTATCTGCGTTGTTAGCATTAGCTACATTTTGAAACTGTGTCCATGTATCAGACACTAATGGGTCAACTAAATTACCACTACTATCAAAAGTGTAGTCTAAGTTTCCAGCTTGAGTTATCTGTTGTGGGTTACTTGTTTTTATAGCGGGATATATAACATGCTCTATACCAGAGTTATCTTTCCATGTTAGCTTAACGTAGTTAACATAATCATGAGGTAAAACCATTAGTAAACTTGGTGGTAATTCTATTTCTTGAGACTTAGTAGATTTAAACGTGTCATAAGTTAATTCCTGTATTGATCTTTGAGCGTGAAAAGCTATGTCAGCTCTTTTTATTTTTGGTATTAACTTGTCTTGACCAACGTAAGATATTATAAAGTTGTTTATTATATCTTGAAGCGTTATAAATTGATAGTTACCATAAACAGCTAAATCATCAGCAGTGTTAAAACTGCCATCGGCTCCCTCGTAATAATTCTGTTGTGTTCCGTTAAATAGTGGCATAGTTTATTTGTTTTCTTGTTGTATGTTCTGTGCTTCTTCTTGGCTTGCAAACTGAGTTAGCATAGGATCTTTTAATGAGATACCAGCTAATTCTAATATTTTCATAACTAATTCTGATTCTTCAGACTGATGTAATTGGAAGTTTGTTGAGGTTGTACTATTATATAAGGCTTGATTATTAACTACTGTATAACCCCAAACAGCTGTTACAGGTCTAGCTATATAGTTACACACTACGCCCTCGGTTATACTACTTGGATAAACAATTATATTGTTATCTCCATTAGCTGTACTTTGTGATCTAACATACATTGGCCTAGAAAAGGTTGGTGTTGTTAAAGGTGAGTTAATTAAATGATGTATTTCATTTTGCTTGATTTTTTCAATTTCATAATAAGTACCAAGCTTTAAAAAATATAGTTCACCCATTCTGTAATGAGTGGGTAAAGTACCGTTTGAACCAGACATAGTCACTGTTTGTCTATACCTTTCAAACACGTCTACTTTTTCTTGTAACAAATCTAACATATCTGAATACGTTGTATCGTTACCTGGCATTTTACCAAATTGGTTTATGTCATAAAAGTATTGCTCAAATATATCCATCTGAGCTTGATTAGCAAATAAGTTAAACTCTTGTGGTGTTACATAACCTCTTTGTTCTTTATTTGCCGCAGCTAATACTCTTTGATATACTGTGTCTATATTTACCGCCATAATTTTTTATTGTTGTAGTTTGCAATCGCCCCGTAGAGCGACTGCATCTACAAATTGATTATTTAGTTTTTACTTTTTTTGTCATTGCTTTATAAACATCCATACCTTCATCTGTCTTAAACCACGCAGCTAATGCTGAGTAAGGGTGCTCGTCGAAAGGAACAGTAAATAGTTTACGTTTTTCTTTACCAGCTGTAAATACTCTTTGGTCTGCTGATAGTTGTAGTATTCCAGCTTCAACTGCTTTGACACCAAAGTTTCTTAATTCTATTGAATCGTCATTACATAGCTCTAAGAAGTATACAGGGTTAGTTTTAGCAAATAGTACCACGTCTCTTTTAACTTCCTTAGAAGTCATCTTAGACACTTTACTACCTTGTTCTACTCTTAGTATTGATTCTGCCATTTCTATATCCAGTGATACAGCTATGTTTAAAGCTTCAACTTCTAACTCAATAAAGTCTAAGTCTATTTCAGCTCTTCTTACTTCATCTTTTTCTGTATAAAGCAAATCTTTCATAGGGTGATATAAAGAAAGTAATTTTTGTAATGATTGTAATTCTTTCTTTACAACTAACGCGCCGTTTCTAAAAACTATATGACCAAGTGTTACAACTCCAGTTTGTTCATCAACAATTGGTGATCTTTGGTTTGTTGCATACCTTAACTCTCTTTGATAACCTTTGTCTGGATCTAACCATAATAAAGGTTTTCTTTGAGTGTGTCTTGATGGTAGTTTAGATACTATTGGCGTGTCTTTTCCTTTTAGAACGTAAGTTCTGTCTTTTACCTCCCATTTAGGAGATGTTTTTTTATTTTCCATAATATAATATAATTAAAAAGTTAAAATAAAAGTACCGAGGCCGAAGCCCCGGTTCTTTTAAAAAGTAATATTAAGCAGTTGTATTCTTAAGTAATACAAAGTTGTTTGCTGCTTGAACGCATAAACATCTTTCAGTTAAGAAGTTAACTACCATTTCATCTGCATCAGACGTGTAGTTTCCACCAACAGATCCAGTGATCCAAGATTTCATCTTTCTGTCATCCGCTTCAGATTTTCTGTAACGTACGTGTAAGAATGGTCTTGAGATGTTTTTACCCATTGATTGATCGTAAACTGTTGAAGTTCCAGCAGGAACAATAACACCTTCGATATCTCCGAATAAACCTCTTGTTGTAGAATCATTTAAGTATTTCCAGTCAGTTTTGTAGAAGTCATAAGAACCTCTTCTGAAACCAGAGAAACCTAAATTAAGCGCCATGTCTTCAGCGTTGTTAAATACTCCGTAAGAAGCACCACCACCGAAAGCAGCGTTTTGTTGAGCTAGCATGTTATCAATAGATAGAGCTGTAGATCTGTCTAAGAACATCATGTTTTCTTCAATAGCACCTTGCTTGTCTAGTTCGTTTAATATAGTATCAAACTCAACTAAACCAGTGTTAACAACAGTTGAATCATGAGCGGCAGATCCAGTCCAAGCACCAATAGAATCGAAATCAGCATTGTTATATACTAATCCTCTACCTTCTAAAGCAGCAAATAAACCTTCAGTACCTTGAACCGCGAAGTTCCCAGTACCAGCAAAGCTTGCTCCAGCAAGTTCACCTTCAATCATAGCCATCTCCATTTGATCTTCAAATCTTAAACGAGCTTCATGCTCAGATTTTAAGTACCATAAGAAACCACCAGCTCCGTTTTCAGAAGTAACTTCAACCCAACCGATTTGAGCAGTATCAGAACCATTAACTTGGTATCTGTCTCTCATTATGATTGGTCTGTTGCTAAACTGAGTGAATGAAGCATCAATTGAACCAGCAACTCCACTAGATCCTTTTTTGTATTCAGTACCATAAACAAACAATTTAATGTTGTCAGAGTTTGTGAATGCAGAAAGATCTGCTGTAGCGTAAGGTGCAACTGTGATTACGTTTGCAGCTACTCCTACTACTAAACACTTAGCTGATACTGCAGCTTTAGCGATTATAATAGTATCGTGTAACTGTACTAAGTGTCCAGTTGGAACCGTTATTGTATTACCTGTGTTACTTAGAATCTCAACTTGGTTAGCTGTAGCGATTCCGTCATAAGCAACATGAATTCTACCTTGCTCAGACCAAATTACTTGGTCAGATTGTAAAGGCATTTCAGCTCCTACCATTTTTAAGAAACCAGAAACTGTTCTGTTTCCGTATCTTTCTACTTCTTTCTCGTAGATTTCAGGTAAGAATTGTTGTGCGAAAGTTCCGCCTCCTGAAGCGGAGTCGAAGCTTAAATAGTTATCCCCCCAAAGCGTTTGCGTTGGTCGAGGAGTTAGGTGGGCTAACGCCGCACCTGAGGAATTAAAAGGCATAATTTTTAATTTTTAAGTTAGTTAATTAATTTTGTTTGTGTTCATTTTTACTCGAAGTCTAGATGAATTATCGCCTGTTATTGCTCTCACTTTTAAACCACCAGACTCAATAACATTATTGTGATTTTGTCTAGGGTCCATATTTACGTTCTTTGCTTTAGCTACACTATCTTTAATAGCATCTGCCTTGCCCTGTTCGTAAAAGTGATTTGCAATAGCATCAGAATTCATTGCTGTAAATAAGCCTTTGTGATAACCTTTAGCATCAGCCATTTCGTTATTTTTATTCAAGAACGTCTTGACAAAATTACTAATGTCGCTTTGGGTATCTTTAACTTTAGCCGAATCCTTAACGTTAAACCTAAATTTCTTTTCACCTACCTGATAATCAAAACCTTTGAAATCGTTGTTGAAAACTTGTTCAGTCTTCTTTTGAAAAGTTGTTTTTTGTTGTTCCGCTATTTTCTGAGTTTCCTCAGACTCCTTGTTGTATCTATTAAAGAACTCTACTGCTTTCTGTTGCTCACCCGTGAGCTTTGAACCAGCTTTGATCTCTTCATAGTATTTAGACTTTTGCCCGTCTAAGTGGCTTTTAGCACTAGCAACTTGCTCTTTCAGTGCAATTTTTTTCTTTTTAATTGTTTTCTCATCATCAACATCTTCGTCATAAGAATATTCGTCTTCTATTAAGAAGTCTATTTCTTCGTTGTTTAAATGAGATTTAGTATTTTTGTAATACTCTTTCAATAAAGACTTATCATCATGATTGCTAAAATCTGTGTTTAGCTTAACATAGTCTTCTAAACTACCGCCAGTGTCTTCCATAAAGTCTACAACTTTTTGTAGATTTTCAGGTAAAGCTTTTCCAGTCTCTTTAGATTCCATAACGGCTTCTTCAACCTCTTCAGCTAACTCTTCTGTTTGCTCTTTAACTTCTTCTTCAGTTATTTCTTCTAGTACTGGTGTTTCTGCTTCCTGTGTTTCGGCTTTCTTTGGTACTTCTTTTTGTTCTTGTGTGGTGTTGGCATCTTCATTGACTCCAACCACTCCGCTGTTGTCAACGTTATCTTCTTTAGTTTCATCTGGTATTTTTACTTTTACTGGTTCTTCCGGTGACGTAATCTTATTAGGATTAACATCATCGATGTTTATTTTAGCTACGGTTTCTTGTTCGCTTGCTAGTTGTTTTGGTTTTTTTGCCTTTAGAGGAGTGTTTACAACTTCCTCAACGTTTTCTGGCGCTGCCACGTTTTCATTTGTGTTTTCCATAATATAATATAATTAAAAAATTAATGTTTATCTAGGGTCGAAACCATCTAGACTAAATCCACCACCCATAGTATCATTACCTGCAGATTCAAAGTTTTTAGGCGATTTACCATTATTTCTTTGATCTATTAGTTCTGATTGTTGAGATGCTTGAATTTTCGTTCTTTGATCTTTACGATCTTCTTTGTTTGTGTCTTTTGTTTGTGTAACCTCCATCTCCATTTGCTTCAACTGTTTGTTTAGTTCAAACTCATAAGCCATTAAATCTTTTTTAAGTTTAGCCTCACTAACCATATCTTGTTGTTTAAATTGAGACTTAGCTTGTTCTAACTGTATTTGTGTTTGCACTAAAGCTTGAGACTTTTGTATTTCAGCTTGAGCAGCAACCTGTTGAGCTTGAGCATTAGCTTGCGCTTGTGCTTGCATGTTCTCTTGTTGCATTTTTTGATCTTTTTCTAGCTTTTGTTTTCTACGTATTTTAAGTAATTGATTTGCTAGTTTAGTATTTTTTATTTGTCTAAGATCAATAGCGTCTTCAAGGTCAATACCTTGTTGAGCAACAGCCGCTTGTATATTGTTTTCTAACAATTGCTTTTCTTCTTCATCTGGTTCTAATTCTATAAATATACCAAAATCATATAAGTGTAGTTCAGACATTTCAGATAAAGTAGCTACGTTGTGCTTACCTATTTGTTGTATAAAAGCGTCTTTTGTTGGCGAATATTCTAGTATATCAGATATTCTTAATGATAAACTTTCACATAATTCAGCTGTTAAAAATAAACCAGCTTGTAATATATGTCTAGTAGCTGTATTACTGTTTGCAGCTGCAAGTTTTTGCACACCAACTAAAGCATTTTTATCTGGTGTTGATGCGTCTTTAGCTTCATTTAAACCAGTTACATCTCTTATCATTTGTAAATAATAGTTGTAAGTTTGTATTAAACTTTGCATTTTTCCACCACCATTACCTGACTGTATTTCTTGTATAGGTATTTTACCTGGGTTCATATCGCCGTCACCAGTCATTGATCTACCAATTACAGAACCTGTTTGGAAGAACATGTTTAAAGCTTCTTGTGGATTATAATTTGTTCCATTACCTAAATCTATTTCAGCAAGTCCATCAGCGTCTAAGTATATACCATCTGGAACCATTCTAGATAACACCTGTTGAAGTTTAAGGTGTGTAAGCTGTATCATATCAGCAAAGCCAGTAATACGTCCTACAAGTGATTCAATTTTCCCTTTGTACATTCTTGGTGCTACGATGCTATAATTCATTTTAACCTTAGTAAAATCACTTTTAGGTCTCATCATGTTTTTAGCAAGTTGCCATTTAAGTAACTTGTCGCTACCTAGTATCAAAGCTCCTTCATACAAAACTTCTATTTGTTTTTCTAACTTACCAAACCTAGCTTCTAACATTGCATCAGCCGCAGGATTAAAAGTATCATCTTTAACAATAACTTTAGTAGCACCTGTTGCTGTATCTTTTACTTTGTAAACTTCTTTAGCATAAGTTTTGTAGTTAAAATATAAAACTTGTACTTGGTTTTTATCAACTTCACCACCACCTTGTATACTCTTATTGTAGTAGCCACTTCTTTTATAACCTTGTTGATTTACATCTGCTAAATCATCTTCGTTTAAATTTGGAAATTGTTTAACTAATTCGTTTATTGGTATTGTTTTAACTTCACCAACATAATATATATCTTCAAAGTATGGATCTTCTGTATAAGAATAAACTAAATTAGCAGGATCAACGTAGTCTACAGTAACACCACTTGATGTGTCAAAATTGTTTTTAACAGCAGCTATACCTATTGTAGCTAAATCATAATAAAACCTTTTCTTAGTTAACTCATATCTATTACCTTCTAATAAAACACTTATAGCTTGCTCTTCTGCTATTTCAACAGCTTGTTTATAGCTAAGTTGCATGTGTAATTTTAGCTCTTCTTCTGAATCAGGTAAAGTTTCTTTTTTAGATAAATGTAAATCAACTCCAAAAGCATCTCTAGCAAAGTCATTTAATTCTTTTGATTTTAAATCTTTTAGTATATTTTCCATATACTTAGTTCTCTTGCTAACTCCGTAAGGATCTTGAGCGTAAGCTTTTATATCATAAGTTCTTTCAGCAATACCATTAACAACGATATCAACAAACTTAGGTATAATAGGTACTGGTTTCCAGTCTAAATTAAGATAAGATAAATCACCGTTAATAGATAATTCGTCTTTGTATTTTTGTATACTTTGTTCTCCACGAGCATATAATCTAAGCTTGTGAAAACTACTCTGGTGACTAGAAAACCTATAAGCACTGTCATCTCTTTTAAACCATTCGTCCTCAATAGCTTTACCCACTTTCAAGCCGTATTCTTTAGTAACCTTTTCACGGTCACTAGCGACTTGACTAGGGAAGTTTCCTTTCATGATTGACTCAGCCATATTATTGTTTTATTAATTTAGATGCTCCGCCTCTGTTGTTGTATTTAGCAAAGCTTATGTTTAGTTTTTGTTTTTCCATTTTAGCGTTAGGGTTATATAGATGTCTGTTACAAGCCATGATAGCTAAACCAGAGCTAATAGCAGCATCAAAAGCTGTTCGTTTATTTATGTCAAACTTAGCCCAGTCTTGTAATGTTTCCATAAAATACAAATCACCGTAGGTATCGTCTGGCTTTCTACCAACATAAGACTGTATATACATCTCAATAGCAGCAGCATGAGCTTGTTTAATATCCTCGCTTGAATTAGGTATACCACCTATTTCTTTTTCTGCTACAGATAGTTTGTTCCATATTTTATCAGGTCTATTCATACTAAAACCTCTATAACCTCTTCTTCTTAGATAGTATAATAAACGAGGTTTGTTGTTTTCTGCAAGTATAGGCATACCGTAAAATACTAATGCCATTAAGACATCTTCAAAAAATATCTCTGCAGTTTGCGGTCTTGCTACGTATTCTAAAAAGAAACTATTAGGTGGACAGTTTTCCATTGAAAACTTTGTTAATCCATGTAAAGCACCTTTAGATCCTTTGCCATCAACAGTACCTGATATATCGTAACTATCACAACCAAAAGCACCCATGTGTTCATTTCCTGGTGCTTTCCTACCTAGTCTATCTGTAACTATATTGTTTTGTAAATGCATTGGTGGTGTCCAAGATACTTTAAATCTACCTGTTGGATCTGGATAAAATATAACTTTTGTGTCTTTAACTCCGTTAACCCACTGGAAATTACCAGTTGTTAATTGAGACATACCACCTATCTCTTCGTTGTAATCTATTTGTTCGTATATTTTTGCTAAGTTAAATATACTGTTTTTTGTTTCATCTCTAAAAGCATGCTCTGTTGTTCTTGGAAACTGACGATAAAACTCATTAAGAGCATCACCATCGTTCTTTAATCCATCTGCTTCATTATTCCAGTGTTCAATAATTCCGATGTCGATGGGTTCATCATAAGGCCCAAAAGTTTCAGTTTCAGGGGTGTCGAAGACAGGCATCCCAAAACTATCAATGAATCCTTCGTAATTCCACTCCATAGGAATGAACAGACTATAGAGACCTGAGCCTGTTTGTCCATTTCTGTTTCTTTTAGTAACATCTGAAGCATTGTATAATCTTTTAAAGTTATCACCTCCTTTATCTAAAGCGTTTGATGTTGAACCCATCATACACTTTCCTATAATTCTTGATCCTAATCTAAGGGTGGTTTTCGTAACACGCCAGTTGTTGAGGATGTTGTTCGGACGTTCCCACTTCCCCGATTCATCATGGACGAGGAGTTTGAGTTTCTCCCCATCGTAGGAGTTATCACCGGTGTTCTTCCAGTCGATCGTGGTGTCAAGACCCTGTAAGGCTTCGGGTGAGTCGGTACTGACAATACTCCGTCTTGTGAGCTTGGACGCGGGGACACGGAAGGCAAGCTCGGTCTTTGGACGGTCCATTCCGTCCTGGATAGGTTTGAAAAAGAATGGGTAATTAACGGATATCGGAACCACTTTATCTGTGAACATCTTTTTCGCATCGGGTCCAGACTTAGATAAAATACCATATCGGGAGTCGCTAGATATGGTTGCCAAGTTAACCACCTCTCCTGATGCCATAAAGGAAAAGCCTGATCTACGATTCTTAAGGTAGCACAATCCGTACGATCGTATGTCTGCCTTGCAAGCTTCCCAGAATATATAGAAAAGTCTATTTGCTTCTCGAAAGTCTGGCTTCCCAACATCAATCTTGGACCACTGCAGGTACATATAATGAGTACCAGTAATATAAGTAGACTTACCTTTGTTATAATACCAAAAACCTTGTTCTCTTTTATTAAATTCATTCTCTATATAATTTATGTATTTACCTTTAAAATCGTTTGGATATTGTTTCCAATCAAATATAGTTTTTATCCTATGTAACTCTTTTGGATAAGGTGATACTTCCCAGCGATCACTATCGAATTTATGTACTTGTTTAGGTATTTTTGGTAAAGCTATTTTTAAACCCTGTATAAGGTATACTTCTCCTATTTGACCTGTTTTAGATATTATAACAATATCATGCTCTTTATTATAACCGTACTTCCATTTTTTAGACTTGTTTAGTCTAGCTATGGTATTTTTTTTAATAGGTTCTATAACCTCGTATAAAGACTGCTGATACATTACTTAGATCTATTTTCTGCAAAACCACCAAAAGCAACTTCTTCAACTACTTCCTTAGGTTTATTATTTAGCATGTCCTCTTCTTCTTGTATTCTATTAAGTATTTCAAACGCATCAAATATAGCTAGCTTTTTTGTAGCAGCTGCATTTTTAAGCCTGTCTGCGGATATATCATCGTCAGAATCTACAATAGCTTCTTTAGCTACTTTTATTAATTCTTCAACTGCTTTATGCCCAGCTTGGATTATACTCTTTTTCGTTTCCTTGATATTCATAGTTAATTGTAATTGCTGGAGATAAAACTCTGTATAACCTTTCACTATCAATAACAAACTCGTATTCTGAGTTTGGTGCAAAGCCAACTAAATCACCTTTTTTAATATTAGGATCTTCAGTGTACTTAACAATTCCCATAAGCTCTGTTTCTTTGCTCATGTTAAAAATATCATTTGATTCAATAGGTTTAACAAACGAGTAGCCTTTTAAAGCGTGACATTTGTTATTTCTCTTATACATAAATATTTGATCACTGTATACGAAATACTTATTATCTTTATAATACGCATGTCCGTTTTTTTCAACACCTTTCATGTCATGGTATCTTCTAAAAACATTATGATGAACTACAATAGTATCACCTTTCTGTATACCTGTGTCATTTTTTATTGGAGTTTCTAATACTAAAGCTTCTCTATTTACAAATTGATGATTATACATTTGAGTATTTAAAATTAACTCTTTATCATCTATATCTTTAATATTGTTGTATCTTCCGTCGATTGGTGTTATAACAAAGTTATAAATTCCCCTCATTAGTATTCTAAATTAAATTCTACTGCAATAGCCATGTTTTTGTTAAACTCTTTCCAAGGTAAAATTTCCTTGTTTTTTTTAATGAAAACGCAGTATTTATCGTCATCTTCCACTATACTCTCGATGGTATGCCCTCCGTAAACCTCTTGGCCTACGGAGTAATGCATAGCTTCATTTTTATAGTCTTTACCTATACTAATCTTTCTTATCAGATTCATCTTCTATTTCTTTAATAGATCCGTCCTGAATGTTGATCGTAACTTTACCATACTCGTCTTCTAGAGAGCCTTGCATTGTTCTTAACTTCATTTGAAATTCTCCAATTGCAGCCATCATTCCAGCTTTTTGTGTTTCTAATTGTCCGACTGAAAGCTGTGCGTTGTTGATTTGTTGAACCAAATCCTGTAATCCTTTCAATTGTTCGTCTGTGATTTTCTCAGCTTTTGGAGCTAAGTCTACTAATTTTTCTTTTGCCATTTTTTGTTTATTTAATTAAATTTAATTTATGCCCAAGGTAATTCTTTAACTGCTTTAGCAGGTAGGGCTTGCTCCGCTAATAGTTGGTTTACGACTGATTTATTGAAATCAACGTTAGTATTTTTCTTAACAAACTCTCTTACGTCCGCCTCTGTTAAATCAGCATAAGCTTTAAAGTTTTCCGCATCTGGATCACCTAACTCTACAGTGAAATTATAAGATGATGTTTTTTTATCGCTACCAGTTCCTTCACTAGCTTCGTAATTAAAAGTAACATTACAAACTACATCGGCTAAGTCGTTATAGCTTTCGTAAGTTGTTACATTTAGTATTTTGTATGTGTATGTTATTGCCATGTTTATATTATTACGTTATTTTCTTGTTTTTTAACTACCTAGTGTCAGTATGTCGCTATGGGCACGTTTGTCTAGACGTAATTTCTCCACTGCTAACCACTATATTGTAGTATGTGCCAACAAATGGACCAACTTTGTATTGACCGTTAGCTAACGAACTTTCTCCGTCCTCATCACTATATACGTTATCACCAACTGCTATTAAACCAGTTCCATCATGATAATTAGTGTTAGGTAGATTTGTACCATACCCACAGGCTGCTTTACTTTGTGTTGGTGTAGCACCAAACGAAGTTAAACTAGATGCGGCAGAAGCGTCGTGATCATACCCATAAAACTCGCTCATTTTATCTGGGTTTGTTGTTGTTGGATAACTAGAGCTATTTGTATTTACAGTCCCCCAAGTACCGGAACTACCTCCAGATAACAAAATAATTTCACCATCATTGTTATACGCTGTGTAATCATCTTCGTTAAACTCTGAAAATAACCCTGACATTCTTAATAATCCACTACTTGGTACAGCCATCTATTTGTTTTTTAAGTGATTCAACTTCAGCTTTTAAATCTTTAACAGACTCAATTAATAAACCAACCATGTTAGCATAAGCAACTGATAAATGCCCGTCTGATTCTCTTGTTGTAACAACTTCTGGTACAACTTCTTGTACTTCTTGGGCTATAACACCCATGTGTGTCCTATCTGATGATCCCTCGTCTGTTCTCTTGAACGTTACACCTCTTAGCTTACTTACTTTATCTAAGGCATTAGGTATTGTCTCTATGTCTTTCTTAACACGTTTATCTGAATATGCAGCTATATCATGAGAAGCATATATTGATATACCACTTACAGCTCCGTTTACATCTAGCTTATAAGTTGGGCTAGAGTTTTTGATTCCGACTAAACCTCCTTCTGTAACGGTTAAAGTTTCGTAACCAGTACTATTACCACCCATATAAACCCTCCATCTATTTGCATCACATCTAAGTGTTGAAGCGCTTGCATCACCTGGTTCCATTTGCTGACCTAAAGATCCTGCAGTAAAACCACTTCCAAGAGTTGAAGTTGTATGTAATGAACCATTTACTGTTATACCGTTAGCTGTTGTTATTAATTTTTGAACTCCACTATAGTATAGGTTTGCATAACTGTTTGCTCCACCCCAACCAACACATGTATGTAAAGTACCTGATTGATTTTCTGACTGC